CCGGTTGTCATAGAGGCATGTGCGGGGTTACTGTTTGCAGAATGTGTTCCACTACCAGAAAAGGATGTGTCGGCTTCGACAGAATCGGCGCCTTCTACACCAGCCTGAGATGTAACGTGAGACTTCATCGCGAAGATCAGTCCGGTAGGACCAGTCATCGGTTGAACTCCACAAACATCATAAGCGATGAGATTAGGCATGGCTCTACGAACCAACGAAATTAGAACAGGATCAACGGTGTCAACGTTACCGCCGGTCTTGTTGGCGTGAGCCGCTTCTTGGATATTTCCAAACATTCCACCTTGAGTGGCTTGTTCCCGCATAGCTTTCTCTTGGTTTTCCAAAAGAACTGCTGTTACGGCCTTCCGATAGTTATCTTTGATCGGAGGGAGATCTTCGTGACCAAGAACAGGACCCCACTTTTTCTGAAGGTCTTCAGCTAGGTACATATTATTCTCCTATAAGGTTTAAAATTAAGTATTGTAGCGTTTTATCGCTGATGTATAATGTTTCATAGATTCATCAACTTTTTCCGGAGATTTCTCTTCAGTCAATTCGATGGTTTCATCAGTTTCAGTAATTTCTGATGTAACAGAGTCTGCTTTTGGAAAATAACTTTCCTTAAGTACACTTAGTTTTTCAATGTATTGCTCGGTGTTCTCAAATTCAATGCCTTCGGCCAACTTAGAGATTTTTTCCGAATCTGTATCGGCCAAATCTTTAGTTGCTAACTTAAGGGCATCATCTTTTTTGAACTGAGCCAATTCTTTTTGGAGTTCTACTCCACGATTAATCTCTTCATCCAAAGAGGTTTCCAGATCTTCAACTTTTGTGAATAAGTCGTCAACCATGTCAACTTTCTCTTCAGGAATGTCGATGTAATGTTCTGTGAAGAGGGTTTTGATTCCAGACATGAAATCTTCAACCAATTCGGAACGAATTCCTCTTTCGATTGCCAATTCATTTTCCTTCATCCACTCTTCTACAACATAAGTAAGATAACCGTCAACTTTTTCTGTAAGTTCTTTTTGGAACTCTTTTGATCCAGCTTCTTGTTCTTTTGCTTGTTGTTCCATACGGGCATTGACTTCATCAACAACTTTTGCATGAACTGCAGCTTCGAAAATAGTCGTGGCCTTTGATTTAAATTCTTCAGAAAGTCCATCTTCACCTGCTGTTAAAGCTTCAATGTCGTCTTGAACATTAATTGGTCCAATATCTTCAGCAGTAACTGCGGCTTGAGTACGGATTTCTTCTTTAACTTCTTTAACAGTTTTCAAAGAAGTTGAAGCCATGATTTGCTCATATTTACCAGCAAGATCACTTTTCAACATTTTGTTAACTTCATCATAGATGTTTTTCAACATTTGATTTTTAGTTGAAGGAATTACAGATTCTTTTTTGGCTTTAGCAGATTCTGCAGGAATTTCTTCCTCTTCCTCTTCATCATCCTCTTCACCTTCTTCTTTTTTGACGGAAGCTTTACCTTCTGCTACTTCAGGCTCTTCTTCATCTTCTTCTTCGTCATCTTCTTCTTTTTTAACTGAGGCTTTGGAAGTTTTGCTTTCGTCAACTTCTTCTTCATCCTCTTCTTCGTCTGAAGAATCTTGTTCAGCAGCAGCTCTACGCTTTTCAGCCAGTTCTTCTTCTGTCATTTCTTCAGACTCTTTGGTCAAAATTTCTTCAGACATTTAAATCTCCTAATCTGTTATAATTTAAGTATATTTACTTAGTGTATTATTTAGTAATTTTATAAACTTGACATAAACTGATCAAATACTTTTAGTTGAACTTTATCTAATTGCTTTTGACTAGTTATTTTCATTTCTTTTTCGATTCGGGCAATATGGCGTTCATCTAGAATACCATTATCCCATATCCACTCTTTTCCTTCCATAATACCATTGACAAATGCCGCTGGTGCAGAAGGATCGGCAACAATATCTGCAGCCGTTGCAAGATAAAAATCATCTTGTACGTGACTACAATTGCGACCCACAGGCTTTAAGGAGCCCATTCCTCTGGATGAGACACCTAAACGGGCACCCTCATCGATAAGGTTCTTTACAATTTTACCATAAGGGGTATCCATAATTTTGGCTCGACCTACGTAATTGTCTCCATCCTCTTTAAGTTCTTGTATCATGTGGGAGACTCTTTCCAAATTGACAGTCGGTCCTTCTGGATGTCCTAGTTCTCCAAACGCCCTGTTTTGTAAAATATAATTTTGTTCGTATCTCTTGGCTTCTTTTTGAAGAATTGCTTTTGGATATACTCGACCATTCCGATTCTTCACATTGGCTTGCATGAATACACCCTCAATGAAGTAATTTTTTGCTTTTCCGGCGCCTTCACATATAAATTCTACATCTTCTAATTGTTCGCATATAAGTCTCATTAAATTTCTCCTATCATGTGAAATTACCTTTTAAGTAGTCAACTTTATAACCCAATGAAGTATTTTCTTCGTATGCTGGGATGTCAAAGCCTGGTGCTTGTTTCTTCAATTCCATTATAATCGTATATGAATCACCAGATGCATGTCCGGTTGTGGAAAATTGAATATCTCCCAAAACTTCAGAGCCATCACCAGTTGCGTTTATTCCAATTCCCGGCCATTCATTTCCTGGCATAGACCAACTTCCATTACCTGATAATTCTGCAATATATTTTTCTGCTGTAGATCCGTCCCATTCAATTGCAACTTGTAAACCATTTGTTATCCACATTATTTTAGTAACTAATACATTCCACTCTAATCCTGTGAGGTTTCCACTATTTGCGAGTGTTCTTGTATTAGCTCCAGATACTGCACCCGAAATTGCATCTCCATTGGAACTAGTAGTTAGAATACTTGTTGCTTTTTTGTTCGTATTATCCCATCCAACAACTTCTACTGTGGATGCTCCGGCTGTAAAACCTGTAACAAGAAAATGTTCAGTAGCAGCGGTTGTTATTACTTCACCAATCTTAAAATTTGGACTTGCTGCTCCAGAAAGAGTCATTGTATGTTTTGCCCAAGCAAGTGTCGATAAATCTATTTTCTTAACATCCGATTCTGCTGCATCGGAAAAGAATTTAGCAATATATTTTTTTTCTGTGTCTAATAGTACTTGTGTTTCAGCTGCCATCCGTTACTTCCTCTTGACTTTCCGGCTCTTTCGAGTCTGTATTTGGTTTAGTTAAAAAAGTTTTTGCGAAATCTTTTTTCTTACTCTCTAATGATACCATCACTTTTTGTTGAAGTACGTCACCTATTGCGGATTTTACTCCTGCAGCATCATCTGATCTAGAAAATGCTACGATATCACCAATTGTAGTTTCATTAGACATAAATTTCCTCTATTATTTCTGTTATATTTATACTATTTATAAATTTTAATTACTAATCACTTTTAAGTCTGGCTTGTTTGCTGAAGGATCAAATTCCCACTGCTGATCCTCTGGTTCTCCTCCACCTTCAGCGGCCGCGGCTTCCGCTTTCTCTGCCGCAATCTGTTCTTTCATATTATCAATTTCTTCTTGAGACAATTTAAGAATTTGTTTATTGACATATTCTTGAGAGAAATATTTACCAACAACTTCATCTCTATATCCCATATCATTTACTAATGTACCTAACCGTTCTCTCATCATTGTTGCTTGTTGTAATTCAGCAAAATGTGAATCTGTTTCCCACTCGTATATTAAATTATCCCTAACGAGAGCCCAATCCATAGAAGAAACAATTCCCTTGAGTAATAATTGTTTCTCTATGAGATCATCGAATAAAATATTAAATCTTGCTCGTAATCTTTCAATGAAACGAGTAAATTTAACTTCATCTCTAGAAATTTCTTCTGCTCGTCCTAGTATAAAGCCTGAATCTTGTTCTAACCGTGAAGGGGGAACATTGAGTGCTTTGTATAGTTTTGTTTTGAAGTAATCAACATCAGCCAATTCACCAAGATTCTCCCCTCCAGGTAACGTAGAAATCTCTGTACCTCTTCCACCTTCTCTTCGTGGAAGCCAGTAATCCTCTAACATACTCATATGCTTACGTTCATCTTTAACTTCACCAGTATTGGAATCATATACCAATTTATTCTTATATTTGCTCATGATATCACGTAGATATTGTTCTGCTTTGATCTTAGGTAAGTTACCAACATCAATGTAAAAAATTCTACGTTCAGGAGCACGTGAGATACGATAAATAACCACCGCGTCTTCTAGCATTCGTAATTGATTAAGGGGTTTGACCGCTTTGTGTAGATTACTTAAAACTAATTTTCTAGAAGGGTCTAATATACCAGAATGTGCGTAAGAAATAGAATCGCTAGCAATTTGAACTGTCGCTCCCCCACCGGTAGCAGCCGAAATTCCTCTTTCATTAAATAGATAATATTCTTGAAATCCAGAAGTATCTAAAAACGTTCCTTCTCGGGCGTCTATAACTTTAGCTTGTCTAACCTTTTTTATTTTTAGGGGATCTATTGGTCGTAGTTCTAGTATACCACGTTTGGGGTTTTTATTATCAATGATAATGTGGAAATACAATCTACCATCGACATACCACTTTCTAAACATTTCATAACCAACTTTACGGAAATCAAGCAAACGTATCAGTTCTTTAAATTCGCCTTGTATACTTTCTTTAATATTATCTGATAAATTTGATTTTCCGAGATTAATGCTGACAGGAGAGTTTTCCCTATTTGTAACAACGGCCTCATTAACAACATCATCTATTGCCTGATCACATTCGGGATATGTCGCCATTTCCCTATATTTCATAATCAATTCTGCTTCATTTTTAGTATGACCTTCAAGATCTACATACGTACCGTATGCACCACCCGATGGCCCCGCTTCAATTGCCCCGTCTTCTGGATCTGGAAGAGCAAAAGATTCTTTTCTTTTGTCATCCTTATCAACTCTTCCTATAGAAAATCCAAATAATTCAACTGCCATACATTCTTCCTAATAGGTGAAATAGGGATGGATAACACCACCCCTATATAAAATTGTTTTCTTCATATCAAAATTAATTACCTGTACCACTTTCACCAGATTTCCAATAACTATATTCCCATGTTACTGCAAAAGTTTCAATTTCATTAGTATCCCATGATAGGGGAATCTCTGCACAAGCTGAAGGCCAACAGTTAATAAATTCATAAGTTTTAACTGCACCAACATCTTCCTTTGAAAGTTGTTTAACTTTCAATGCTCCTGTATAACTACCAATAGCGGCCATACCGGTCTGTCTACTATTCGTTCTATGAGAGTTAATCATTTCCATCCAATTTTCGATATGATTTCTAATTTCCATACCCTCATCGTTGTAAACATCTGTGTTTAATTGGCCAGCAGGTCTATTACCAGGAATTTGTAAAGCTCTTCCCATATATGTAACTGTTCCGGCGTCTATAGTTGAAGCTGGAAGTACTGCACCTTTACACATAAATTTAAAGTCACCGATTGTAGAGCCTGCACCTTTAGCTAAAGTAAGTTCACATTCAAATAAACTTCCTAATGCTCCACCAGCTGCTAATTTTGAAGTAAATGTATCTATTCTAAAAGACATTGTGTTTTTCTCCGATGACTAAAGTTTAAGATGTGATGGGGAAGTCTTTTTTAAAAGTTCTCCCTTCGGAAGTCATCGTCTTCCCCCATCTTTTATAT